CATACGTACTGCTACGCCAATGATGCGGCAGTTTTCATCACACTCGACCATTTTATAAGCTGGGTTCAGCGGCTTCAGATAACGTACACCGCCATCCTCCACCAGCTTCTTAAAAGTCGCCTCGTTGCTCGCGGGCAGTTTGGCAATAACCAATTTGCCGGGTTTCACATCTGCCTCGGTGTCTACCAGGATCATCATCCCTTCAGGGACGCTTACGCCTGCAGGTGCGGTCATCGAATCACCTTTAACCTCAAGCCAAAACGCAGGTCCTTTGGAGTCGTAGTCAGATATTTCATACCTGTCAGAAAAACCATCCGGGTAAGGCTGAACAGCTTCCTCCCAGGAACCCGCTGATACCCAGCTGATCACTGGATATCGATAAAGCATCTGAGGCTGGACAACATCCTTTACGTTGGATTGCTCGGTGGTTTCTGAAACCATCGGGCCAGACCCACTCTCAATCCATATGGCCGAAACTCCGCACGCTTTCGCAATGGAGGCGTTATAGGAGGAGCGCTGTGATCTGCCTCTCTCAAGGTCAGAAATAGACGCTTGATCGATGCCAACAAGCTTCGCTAGTTGGGCCTGAGTAAATCCGGCGTGTCGTCGAGCGGCCTTGATTCGTTCTTTATATTCCATCTTCCGATTATTACTGGCGAACCCATATCGTTGCAAAGTGGTATGCCTATGATCTACGATATGGGTATTCACATAATCAGGAGCGATATGAACACCATCTTTAAAGACCTTGTTGCTTTCTTCGGGACGCAAGAGGCCACCGCACAGAAGCTCAAGGTGGATCAAAGCACCGTTTCCGGTTGGGTTCGTGAAAAACATGGGATGTCTCCGGTGGTTGCCAAACGGGCTGAAGCCTTGACCAACGGTGTATTCAAGAAAGAAACCCTTTGTCCTTCATTTCCTTGGGCCGAGCTGAGTACCTAACGGACATCACAGCGACTAACTGAAGCCATTTTTAGCGCAACGGCGCCGAGAGAAAACTAGACGATGAAATCGCCAGTGCTAGACACCCGTCGCAAAGCCGTCATTACCGCTGCTAATGCATTCCCTGGTGGACTTGCATACGCCTCTGACTTTCTTGGCGAAGAGAATCTCAAACGCTTCAAAAACCGGATTTACGAGTCGGCAGGCGTCAAGCCCCTCACCGACGATGAGGTCTGCACGCTTGAGACTGAAGCCAAAACCACATTCTTGCCGGACTACATCTGCGCGATGTACGGCGGCGTTTTTGTTCGCCTGCCTGAGGTTGGCGATCTGGATAACGTAGACATGCACCAGCGCTCGTTACGTACTTCTGTGAAGCGCGGTCGGGTTGACCAGTTTCTTGCCTTGGCGCTGGAGGACGGCGAAATCACGGCAGCGGAAGCCGCAGAGATTCTGGCCTTGCATGCGAAGCACTTGGCTGCCCGGCACGAAGAGGTGACCGCACTGATTGAGTTGCACAAATCGAAACGCCCAGCCCGACCGCCAAGCGGGAAGGGTTGATATGCAGTTCACGATCACGATCAACCAGGTGAAAGCACTGGAGTGGGGGTTGAACTCCCAGCAGGCGCTTCTGTTTTCGTTTGTCTACGAGTGCCCTAGCTGGGCAAGGCCAATCAAGACCGATAACGGGATTTTCTTTGCCTTGAGCAAGGCAAAGATCGTGGAGGAATTGCCCTTGCTCACCGACAAACCAGATACCGCATATCGGCTTCTCAAAGGGCTCGAGACCGCCGGGCTGATCGAGCTATCCCACACTTCCAACATCAGTTTGTTTCGTTTGACCGAAAAGGCCAAAGAGTGGAATCGCAAGTTGGATGGGTCGGAAAAATATCCGACCTCTGAGGCGATTGAGGGTCGGAAAAAAATCCGATCTACCTCGGAAAAATCTCCGAGCAAGGTCGGAAAAATCTCCGAACAGGGTCGGAAAAAAATCCGAGGAGGGTCGGAAAAATTTCCGACAAATCAGGGTACCAGTAATCAGGGTACCAATCAGGTAACCAATAATCAGGAGAAGCAGGGCGCTGACGCGCCAGGCAAATCGCCAAAGTTTGACCCGTTGTTGGCCAAGCCGGAAAACGTCAGCGTCGAGGTTTGGTCCGACTGGTGCCAGCACCGCAAGGAAATCCACAAACCCCTCACCGCCAAGAGCTGTGAACAACAGGCCAAGGCCTTGGCGAGCCATCCAACCCCCGATTCTGTGCTGACCCTTTCGATCAGCAACGGATGGACGGGGATCTTCCCCGACAAGTCGGTTAGCCCCGCACATCCACTTCCGACCAGTCGACACTCCGGCTTCGACACTCGCGATTACAAGGCCGGCACCAAGGAGAACGCCAATGGCACCTTCCGTCTCTAACTTCGGCGCTCACATGGACCGCAAATTCGGCGTCATCGGCCGTCAGCCAGCGAGCTGCCTGGATCATGGCGGTTACTCAGCGGTCATTCTCAAGGGCGGCAGTCTGTCTGGTTGCCCCATCTGCGCGAGCAACAAGCGCGATATGCAAGAACTCGAGCGCAAGCGCTTTCAGTTTCGGATCATTCAGCATTCAAGCGCGCGGATTCCTAAGCGTTTCGCGGAAAAGACATTCGCCGATTTCGTCGTGTCGAATCCGACCCAGCAGATTGCCCTGGATGCGTGCACCGACTACGTCGACAACTTTTCGAAGCATCGCCGGGAAGGTCGCTGCATGTTGCTGTTGGGGAAGGTCGGCACCGGCAAGACCCACCTAGCCATTGCCTCGGCCAATCACCTGATCAACGAATGCATGGTCAAGGCGATTTACCGCACGGTGGGCACGCTCATCGGCGAGATCCGGGCGACATTCAATGAGCGCTCGGGCGAGTCCGAGGCGCACATCTTGCGTGAAGTGATCGGCGCGGACCTGCTGGTGCTCGATGAGGTCGGCGCGACCAAGCAGAGCGAGTTCGAACTGGCCACCTTGTTCAGCATCATCAACGGTCGTTACGAGCAATGCCGTCCGACGATCATCGTCAGCAACCTGTCGCCCGCCGAACTGAACGACGCCATTGGTGCGCGCTGTGTCGACCGCATCCGCGAAAACGGCTGCATTGGTGTGGCATTCGAGTGGGAATCTCAACGCGGTAAGGAGGGCTTCTGATGAACGCCGCCAAGCAACAAAACATGCTCGCCGGGCAATCGTCGCTCGCCCGCAAAGTATTTCAAGTCGTGCCGATCCAGGAGCGCTGGAGTGCTCACGATATTTTCAATTCGTTGATGGTTGCCGAAACCACGGGTGCCCAGTTTCCGGCCGTACGTCGCGGCCTGGGTGAGTTGAAGGACGCAGGTCTCATTCGTGAACCCGTTAACGGACACTTCCAGCGCACCACCATCACCATCACGCCCCAGAGAGAACTGAGCATGTCGAAAGATATCAAGCCGGCCATGGCTACTACCAAGAAACCCGAGGGTAGCGCTCTGGATACATTGGCGGTGCTGTCTGGCGAGGTAATCAGCTTTGCCGAGGAGGTTGGTCAGCGCATGAAAAAGTTCGCCGCGCGTATCGAGGAAGTGGCGTTGTCCGTTGAGGCAGAGCGTGAGGCCAACGCTGAAGCACTCGACAAATTCAAGCTCCTGCAATCTCTGCTGAAGGGGGGCTGATGGGTAATTGGACAGCCGTAGTGAAAACCCTGACGGTGAAGCTGTCGGACGCCGAGATCGAGCGAAACGCCAAAAAACTGCACGTCCGCGATCTGCGTGATGCGAGTCATCCGGCGTTGCATTTTCGCTTCGCAAAGAATCGTTCTCGTGGCTCTTGGTACTTGCTCAGCAAGCGCTCCTGGCACCGTATTGGTGGATTCCCGGATCTGAGCACCAAGCAGGTGGTTGCGGCGCTGCCGACTGTCCGTCTTCGAGTTGCTGCCGAAGAAGGTTCGACCGTTTCGAAGTGGGTCACGACCGGTGAGTTGCTGACCTGGTACGCCGAGCGCATGGCGCGTGATCGCAGCTTGTCCGAGAAGCGCAAGAAGACCGGCGCTTCGATGATCAAGTGCCACCTCATGCCGCGCCTCGGTGATCTGCCACTGACCGACATCGACAAGGCCACCCTCGATAGCGACCTGATGTGGCCGCTGCAAGAAAGCATTTCCATCGACTACGTACGTTCAGTGTTTCAGCTGCTGGCCCTGGCTTTTCGGCAGGCGTTCAAGTTGGGCCTGATTTCGGCCAACCCGATGGCGAGCATCAAGTTCAACGACTTCTCCAAGGCCAAGGTCGGCATCAAGCCTTCCCGGTTGCGTGGCACCCAACTGCAAGACCTGATGACGCGCTTGCTCGGCGCCATGGAGAACAATCCTTCGGATGGCTTGCTGGCGTTGCTGATGCTCTGCCACGGCACGCGGATCGGCGAAACCCGGCAGGCACGCTGGTCACACATCAGCCTGGCCGAGCGTGAGTGGTTCATTCCGGCCGAGCACACCAAGACCGGCGTCGAGCACCGGCTGCCGCTGACCGAGCAGGTGCGCAAGGTGCTCATCAGCTATCGCGAGATCCAGCGGGCCAAAGGGTATGACGGTCAGTTCCTGTTCCCATCTCGTAACGGCAAGGCACTCAGTGAAGGGCAGGCAAGTGCCGTGTTCGTGCGGTTGGGGCAGGGCGAGTGGACCAGCCACGATCTGCGCAAGTTGGCG